ACTGGAGCAAACACAACCCAGTAGTCGAGAAGATAGAGGCGTTTAACTGGAAAGAGCCAAGCGGAAAACAGTTACTTTACGTTAAAGGGTATTCGCCTGACTGCAAATATTACCCACTACCGACTTATTTAGGCTCGACTTCTTACATTGAACTCGATGTTGAGATAGCGAATTTCCACTTGAACGCGGTTAAGAATAACTTTGTAGGCGGTACGATTGTTTCTTTCCACAATGGCGAACCAACGCTTGAAGAACAAGAAGAAATCGAGCGACAAATAAAGGACAAGTTTACGGGTACTGATAACGCTAATTCAATCGTGTTAAACTTTGCAGATTCTAAGGAACGAGGAGTCGAGATTCAGCAGTTAAACGGTAACGACTTCGACAAGCGGTTCGATATTCTAAACAAGACCGTTCAAAGAGAAATTTACGCGGGTCACCAAGTAACCGACCCGGCTTTATTCGGTATTAAAGAGGACGGTATTTTTACAAGTAGAAATCAATTAGTCGATTCTTTCGAGTTGTTTCAGAATACCTACGTTAACAACCGTCAACAATTTATCGAGAGAGTGTTTAACGAACTGGCTTCTTTGCAAGGGCTTTCGAACCGTCTTTACATTCAAGATACTGAGCCTATTTCGGTGCAGTTCTCAGAGGCGACCGTTACTTCGGTAATGACTCAAGAAGAAATTCGAGAAAAGGTTGGACTTCCAAAACTTGAAAAACCACTTCAAGCGGCTAAGACCTCAAACGATGAGGACGACTTACTTGTTGAATACTTCAAAGGGTGCGGCTCTACTGATTATGAACCAGTCGGAAAGGGTAAGGCTTTAAACTTTGAAAGCGAGACAAGCGCAAAGCTACACGAAGAACTTAACCGCAAGTATTGGTTTGCAGAAGTTGACCCAATTGATACCGCTATTTTAAACATATTAAAAGAGAATCCTTCTACTCCATTCTTAGCAATCGCAGAACAGTTACAACTTTCAATTGAAAGGGTAATGGCTGGGCTTCAGGTACTCAACGAAGCGAACGCGATTGTGTTAGAAATAGGCGAGGTCTTAGACTCAACTCAAAGGGTTGTTAATGTAACCAAAGAAGGCGAACGATTACTTAAAGAAATTCCACCAGTCGAGGAGGAGTTTGTTATTCGTTACACTTACGAGAAACGACCCGAAGCAAGTGGCAGTTCTATCATTCCAACAAGCCGCGACTTTTGCCGTGAACTTGTGGCAGAAACCGAATCCGGGAGAAGCTGGAAACTTGACGAAATACAAAATATCGGAGTAAGTCAAAACAGAAACGTATGGATGAGAGGGGGCGGCTTTTGGGGCAAGAGTTACCATTGTAGGCATTACTGGGAACAAAAACTAATGAAGGTTAAAAAGTAAGATGGCTAACGTATTATTCATAAGCGAAACTTTCCTAAAGGACAACACTCTTTTACACGAGAATATTGACTTTAAATACTTGCGCCCGGTTGTTCTAATGTGCCAAGATATTCACATTCAACACAAGATAGGGACTACCCTTTACGATGAACTCAAGACGCAAATAACGGCTTCAAGTTTAACGACTGCAAACCTTACACTTTTGGAGGACTATATACAACCGTCTTTGTTGTACTGGGTTCAAGCCGAAGCACCGACCGCGATTAGTTACAAGTTCTTAAACAAAGGACTACATCAACAATCAAGCGAGAACAGTTCCAACGCTTCACTCGATGAAATAAACTTCATTCAGAAGCGGTATAAAGATAAGGCAGAATGGTACACGGAGAGACTGGTTAATTTCTTACTTGAAAAAAGTAACGATTATCCAGCTTATCAAAACCCAAATAGCGGACTTGACACTATTCAACCCGACACTCGGACTTATACGACTGGAATGTTTCTTGGAAGTTCAAGAGGCTACACAAGTTTAGAGGATAAATATGAGCATAAACGTAAACCGTAAGAATCTCGAAAAGTTAAAGAAATTTGTACACGCTCAACGAAATATTAACCCTAATCGAAAACGAGGCGACTGCACACCTTCAGGTCAAGCAGTACGGTCACGGGGACGTTTGGGAAATCAACCCGAAGGAACTTGATTACCTTGTTCTTTGGGCAATAGAAGAGAGTGTTGTTCTTTCCGAAAGGACGTTAACTTACAACATTCGACTCTTGGCAATGGATAGAGTTCTTCCGGGAGAAGAAAACGAGCAAGAAGTAATGAGCGACACGATACAAGTTTTACTTGACTTCGTTGCATACTTCCGACAGTTACATACAACCGAATTAAGCCTTCAACCAAGCGTTACACTTGAACCGTTTACCGAAAGATTTGACGACAAGGTAAGCGGACACTCTTGTGTTCTCTCAATAACACAACCATACAATTACAATAAGTGCCAAATACCAACTTAAAATGACTGAATCACAAAAACTAATAGGCGGAAGAGGATGCAAAGTTCTCGGTGTTGCCGCTCACGCAAGTCTAACTGGCTACGCTTTTATCGCTCAGGAGGACACGGTTATTACCGTTTTCACGGTAGGAACTACCGACTCGTTAACTGCTTACGGACTTTCGGGAACTACACTAAAAGCTGGAGCTTACGTAGTTGTGCCAAGTGGCGAGGCTATTACCGCAATAACTTTGACAAGCGGAAGCGTTATCGTTTACAACCAATGATAAGCACCTCTAAAATAGGAGTGTCTGCAAGTCGCGGAGGTGGAGGAGTTGCGGTCGGTGGACTCGTTACAGACGGGCTAATCTTGAACCTTGACTCTACCGACACGAATAGCTATTCTGGGAGCGGTACTTCGTGGGATGACCTTACAAGTGAAAATAATGACTTCACTTTATACAACGGACCGACCTTTAGCACCGATGACGGAGGTACTATTGTTACCGATGGAGCAAATGACTACATCAAATCTGACGGCAATATTGATGAAGTAAATGCGGGTAATTCAACCTTTGCGTATGTGAAATGTACAGACTTAACTAATGGAAGTTGGGCGGGTTATTATTACAACCACTTTCTTGCGAAAGGATGGAACAATAGCGCAAAAGCAAACATTGTTCTTCGTTTTACGGCATCGACATCGAATTGGTCAACCTATGGCTATATGTCTCCACAAGTTCTAATTAGAACCTCAAGCGGAACGCTTATCGCTAACTGGAGCGGTTGGAATGAAAGCACAGTTCCGCAAATAGAAGAAGATGAATGGTACTATGTCGGATTTACAACAGACGGAGGAAGCGGTGATGACGTTGATGCATTTGTAAATGGCGTGAAGGTTGGCAGCACAACGCTATCTTCCGCAAGGTCTGTGGTTACTACTGAACCATTGGTCGTGGGTAACGACTCTTGGGGCAGAAGTACGGGAATGACGGGAAGCAATAGAAATTACCATATGTATAGCAGAAAGCTAACAGATGCCGAAGTCTTACAGAACTATAATGCTATCAAGATATGACGGGAGAATTTGACAATTTAAGGTATATGGTTACACTCGTTTCAGAGGTAGACCAAGTAGACTTCCGACAAGTCTTTGAGACTTCTGCCGATACGCTTAGAGTTTCGGTTGATGGAGTGTACACGTTCTTCAAGTGGGAGGGTGAAACACCTTCAAGCATAGAAGCGTTAACTTACAAGGAGGGAGAGTTCACACATTCCGAAATGTTGGATTATTTAAACGACCCGAAGTGGGTGTCAGACCCGAACTAATATGGACGCGATTTTAGAGGCACTTGCGAGTTATGGAATAGCGGGAATATTCCTTGCGGTTTTGGTTTACTACCTTAACAAGTTAACGGACATTCACCGAGAAGAAAGAAGCGATTGGCAAGATGCAAATGACAGACACGTTGAGAAGTTTGCGGACGTAATTAACGAGAACACAAAGGCGTTGGTTGAGATGAAAGGAGAGTTAAAAGAGAATCGTTGCAAAATGTAAAATGGTGCTCTTGGCGACCAGTAAAATGTAACTGTAAGAATGGAAACTGTAAAGAAGAAACCAAGACCAAGCGCGGCAAAAATAGCCGCAGAAGTTATAAAGGAATTTGAAGGTTATTCGTCAGAGCCTTACTTGTGCCCTTCAGGTATTCCGACTATTGGCTACGGTAATACAATGTACACCAATGGCGACCGGGTTACAATGGACGACAAAGGCATAACTAAGAAGTACGCGGAGAAGATGCTTTTAGACACGGTTAAATCAGTCGAGAAGCAAGTAAAGTCTGTCCTTGATGTTAAGCTAAACGCCCACCAGTTAGCGGCTTTAATTTCGTTTACTTATAATGTAGGAATCGGCAACTTTTCAAACTCTACCTTACTGTCGTGGATTAATACACGTCCAAGTTTAGAAATGATACCAAGCGAGTTCCTAAGATGGAACAAGTCAAAGGGTAAAGTATTAAACGGATTAGTCAGAAGAAGAGAAGCAGAAGTCGAGATTTGGGAGGGAACATCGCCATACATTTAATCAAGGCTTACACGCCTTATCTTTTAGCTTTCTTACTGGGCGTTCTAATTGCGTCTAAAGGGTGCGGAGAACCTGAGACAATTACAACCGTAATAGAGAAGCCAGTTCCCACCGTTGAGTACGTGGATAGATGGCTCACAGACACCGTTAGGTTTGTCTCTAAGAAGGTAATAACCAAAAGGGATACTATCTATCAAGACAAGATAGTTATGCGTTTAGACACAATGTTATTAATAGACACTTTGCGAATAGTAGAAACGTGGCTTACTGAGGTTGCTAACTACGACACGACCGTTAGTGATGTTCGGTTAACTTGGTCTAACTATCAGAACAGAACGGAGAACTTAAAGGTACAACTACGCAAGAAACCTTTAAGCTGGGCGTTGGGAGTACACGGTTTAGTCGGGCTTGAAAGCGATTTTGTCGAAAATTACAAGCCTTTGTTTGGGGTTGGTTTGCAAGCAACGGTAAAAAGGACGTACTTTAGTTTGAACTATGGCTATAACACGCAACACTTTATAGGTGTTGGTATTGGTCGAAACATTATAAGCAAATGATTTACGATACAAATCCAATAACACGAGAAGCAATCGACAAACTACTTGCAAAGAATGCTTCTAATCAGGCGAATTTGGGTACTGATTCGACAGACTTAGAAAGGTTTGAGACAAAGATTAAATGGGCGGAGTTACTTCGGGAGATTAGAACCTTAGACCCGGAGTTTGCCGAAATGGTACAAGCACAATGAGCGACTTCCGCCCACGAATAAGGGGGCAGATGTTAGACGCTTGGGACAATCTTACCCGAAAGGAAAGACGAATCTTAGTTATCGGAGATTTGCACGAGCCGTTTTGTTTAGACGGCTATCTTGATTTTTGCAAAGAAACCTATCGCAAGCACAATTGTAATCAAGTGCTATTTATCGGAGACTGCATCGATTCTCACTATTCAAGTTTCCACGAAACAGACCCGGACGGACTCGGAGGAGGTGAGGAGTTAGAGTTAGCTATTAAACGCTTACAAAGATGGGTCGAAGCGTTTCCAGTTGCTGACGTAACTATCGGAAACCACGACCGTATAATAAGTCGAAAGGCTTTTACTGGAGGCATTCCAAAGGCTTGGATTAAGACATTCAACGAAGTGCTTAACGCTCCGACTTGGAACTTTGTTGATAGGGTTGCTTACGATGGAGTGCAGTACGTTCACGGTGAAGCTGGAACGGCTCGGACTAAGTGCCGCGCAGATATGCAGTCAACGGTGCAAGGACATCTTCACACCCAATGCTATACGGAATGGTACGTAGGTCAGAACTTCAAAGTGTTCGGCACTCAGGTCGGTTGTGGAATTGACTTCGACAAATACGCTTTCGCTTACGCTAAAAGAGGAAAGAAACCCGCTATTGGTTGCGCGGTTGTAATAGGTGGTAAGACCGTGATTAATGAACTAATGGAATTATGATTATCTTTCTTTTAACCGTTTCGGTTTGCCTTCTTTTACTGGTTGTCGGACTTCTCTTATATATAGGTTATAAGGTGCGCCAGTTTGAGGACACTCAAGACGTTATCTTTGACGCGGCAGTCAACGCGGAGGAGCGAAACCGGGAGATAGAACTAAACCAAGAGGCTATATTAAACGCCTATTCACGACAGAATTAAGTTCAAAATAAAAATAATTTGAAAAAACTTCACTTAGTATTGTGATTATTCAAAAGAATATATATATTTGTCAAACAATTAACGGGGTAACCCACTAAGAACTAAAGAAAGATGACAAATAATAATAAGACTTCGGTAGAATCAGAAGCTAATAATTTAATCGGCAAGAGGTTTTACGACCTAAGATTTGAGGATTACTTCACGGTAAACTCAAGCGATGAAAGCGGTAATTGGTTAAACCTAACTTACGACAAAAGAGGAGGAAAAAGAGAAGCAACTTCCTTCGTTACTTATCACATTGATATGCAACAATATTTATTAGCTAAGTAAAGAACCAAAAGGGGCAACCATAAGAACGCCCTACTTTAAAAACAGAACGATGCACAACTTAGTATTTCAAAACAGACTATTACTTGATAATAGTATTCCAGCTTTCGTTAGGAAAACCGCGAACCAAGCACTTAACTTTTTGCAATCTTCCAAGAGCGAAACAATCCAAGTCGAGCCTTTTGCATTTTGGCAATTAATTAGGTACTCAGGCGCGAAGCCTATCAAGTCCGGGCTTTATACTTTCATCCGCATTTATGACGACCAGCAGAACGCGGTTGACATTCAAACTAAAAATTCGTAACTTCAATTATTAATTAATCATCAAAAACAGAACGATGAACAACACCCAAAAAGAGAGGCTTCAACACCTCGCAAATGAAAACGGTCTAACAAAAGACCACTTCTTCAAAAGTCCTCAAGGCTTTGTGATTATAACCCGACAAGGCATTGAGCGCATCCAAGCGCATAAAGCTATTCGAGTAACCTACGAAGTTGTCAGTCTATCGGACGACCTGAAGCACGTAGTAATAAAAGCTACTGGTGAGATGGCTAACGCCAAAGGCTTACCGATACAAATGGAAACCTTTGGAGAATCTGCACCCGATAATACTCGGCAAAAATATCCCGTTGCTATGGCTGAGAAACGTGCACTTTCAAGAGTTGTTTTAAAACTCTCAGGACTTTACGAAGTCGGAGTGTTTGGAGAGGACGAATCGGACGACTTTAAACGAGCAAAATAATGGACGCGATATTTGACGAAATAACAAATTCAGAACAACGCTCGGAGGAGTGGTTCGCGGCAAGGTTAGGGAAGTTTACCGCTTCCCGCTTTGGCGACCTTATGACCAACTCACGCAAGAAAGACGAAGTGCTTGGAGCGACTGCCGTTTCCTACATCTACGAGAAGGCGGCTGAACTCTTGACTGGAGAACGCAAAGAAATCTTCGGGGCTGCTTTAGACTGGGGGACTGAAAACGAGGAAGTATGCAAAGGCTACTTCGAAGAGACGACCGGGTTAACTATTGAAGAAATGCCGTTCGTTCCGATTAACGATTACTCAGGTGCTTCACCTGACGGCTTTATAAAGGAGTACGGAGAACTTATCGAAATCAAGTGCCCTTACAATACCAGCAACCACTTAAAGACTGCGTTCGAGGGTTATATTGACCTAAAATACTTGTGGCAAATGCAAGGACAGATGCTGGCGACTGGAGCGTTAGCTTGTCGGTTCGTTTCTTTCGACCCACGTATTAAAGACGAACGATTTAAACTCATCGAAATCAGAGTGGAGCAAGACCTTGAAATGCAAGAGCAACTTCGGGAAAGGCTGGAGTTCGCGAATGATTACCTTAGTAACTTAATAAACCCAAAATAATGGAGAACAAAGTAGTATTTATAGACGGAGTAAACGTCTTTACACCCGGAGAGAAAGCACCCGACTTCGTAAAAGCGGACTTGGTAATTAACAAAGAGAAGCTAATCACTTGGCTACAATCTAACGGTCAGTACCTCCGCGATGGCAAGTATGGCAAGGAACTTCGAGTGCAGATAAAACAAAGCACTCAAGGTAAGCTATACGCTTCCGTTGATACTTTCAAGCCTAAACCAAAAGCTGAGACAGTTGAGGCAACGGACGACTTGCCCTTTTGAAGAAGAGCAGAAGTAAAATAGTCAAGGAGTTGGATAAAGCCTTCAGTCGTTATATACGGTTGAGGGCTTCCAACCTTGATGGCTTTGTTGAGTGCTACACTTGCGGACGAAGCTACG